GTCGAGACGGTCGCCACGGGGGCGGCAGAGGCCCTGCCGGTGCCTGAGAACGGACGGGACCGGCGTCGCGAGGTCTGCCGCCGGGCGGTTGGCGAGCTGATCAAGGCCGGCTTCATCGAGGAGGTTGAGGGGAAAATCAGGAGGAATGACGATGCGCTGTGAAATGTTGCGAATAATCAAGCGGTTAAACCTTTACTGGTGGTTTGTTATTGCCTTGTGGCGCGATCTGGTGAATAACAAGCGGTTCAGTTGTTGGTATGGGGCTCCAAGGTACGCGTTGCGGTTCTTTGGACGTTTGTGGCCGCTGGTTGACGACGCCGATGCCCGACGAGTGTTGCGGACTGCGCAGCACGAATACCGGTTGCAGAAATTGAAGGAAACACGATGAAACCACACATCAAGAAGGTCGACGGGTACTGGCAATGTGGCACGGAAGAGTTCGGCGTGCGGTTTTGCCTATACCCGAGGCAGGCTTTCAGCGTCTGGCAGTGGTGGGGGGAACATGCGAAAAACTACAAACTTGCAAGAAACAGCGGATTCGAATCTGCAAAATTCCACACGTTCGGCACATGGGAATATCTGAATGGCATGCCACAAGTTGCCACATGTGGGCCACATGTGGAATGTTGTGGGCCACATCTGCCACATCATCCACCACCCTCCCCCTTTAGGGGGAGGTGGATGTGTGGCGTGGCACTGTGGCGTGTGGGTGGCAGGTAAAAACGAAAGTGATGTGTGGCACGGCGGTGAAGTTCTACTGACCTGACACGGCAACGAAGGGGGCGAGATGAACGTGCAAAATTTTGCAGATACGATGGAAAGGACGAACATGCAAAAAACAGCAGATGGTGAGCTGATGGCTTTGGCCGAATCGCTGAACCCGGATGCGCACCGGTACCTGTGCCTCTGGGCCGAGCGCATCGAGACGTGGAGCCCGCGGCTTGGGTACCCGCGGCGATCGGCTGGGCTCTCGACGGGCGGCGGCAGTGGCGACGATGCGTTCGATCACCTGTGCGAACAGGCGGACAGCTACGCGGCGCGGACGGCAGAGGCGATCGTGGACAACCTGCCGTTGCCGCAGCGGGCGATCCTGATCCACGTCTACCTGCGATCGGTGTTTCGCTACGGGCGTGTCCACGACCCCAAGGAGCTGCTTGCGGACGCGCTGGCGGCCTTCTGGAGCATTGCCCAAGGGCGAGGCCTGTCGTGACGAAGACAGAGGCTGCAATCGCGTTGCTTGAGGCCGGCGTGCGGATGGCGGATGCCTGTCGGCGCGTGGGAATTCGTCCCACAACAGTTTATGCCGAATTGCGCCGCCGGGCGCCGAAGGGCAGCACCTGCCCGACGTGCAGGGGCGAGATCCCACACGGCCACAGGCTGGACCTGCCTGCCACACGTGGCGAACTTGTGGCAGTGACGGTGCCTTACCGTTGGCTGCAGGATGCGGGCTTCGTGGCTGCTCTGCTCGACGATGCGGGCATCCCGGTCCACGAGGAGTTCCCGAAGCAGCGGGTGACCACAGGCACGCTGACCCGGGAAGACGACCCAGTGCGTGAGGCTGCGCGCTTTGTTTGGAGGGCTTGACAGCCGCGAATTTTTGTTCTAGGCTGCGAACCTGTCGGCCCCTGCTCGTCCAGAGCACGGGCCTTTTTCTTTGCCTAAAGGAATGCCATGGACATGCCCAACACCTCGCCGAGCCCCGCAGCGCCGGGCTCTGCCGAAAAGCCGCTGGGAGCCGAGAAGGTCGAGATCACCCTCTGCGTCTACCCCGACGGCACGTACAAGCTTCGCGTCGACGACGGCCAAGAGATCCCGGTCGAGAGCCTTGACCAAGCCTTGCAGGGCATCAAGGCGTTCGCCGCGCAGGAAGCCGGCGAGGGCGACGAGCAAGCCGAGATGGGCTCAGGCCCTGCCGAAGCCAGCGAGGAAGAGGAGTTCGCCTCGGGCTTCAAGGGTGTGCGAGGGGGCTACTGATCATGGCCAAGAAGTGCAAAGGCGGCGGCAAGAGGAAGTGAGAAATGCGCACGTCAACCAGCGGACAGGGGAGGCGTAAAGGCATCCCCAACAAGGCCACGAGCGAGGCAAAGCGCGCGATCGGCATGTTCGTTGACGCTAACTCGCACAGGCTGCAGCAATGGCTTGACATGGTCGCCAACGGCATCGTCCTGATGGACGACAAGGGCGAACCGATTCTGTCGAAGACCGGCGCGATCCAATACGCGGTCGAGCCCGATCCCGGCAAGGCCTTCGACCTTTTCCAGAAGGTCATCGAGTACCACGTGCCGAAGCTGAACCGCAGCGAGGTCACAGGTGCTGACGGCGGGCCGCTCGAGGTCGACGCCGAGGTCAGCATCAACGTGAACTTCGTGAAGCCCCGGGGCGTGGATGCCTGACATCCAGCTGGATCTGCCGGAGAAGCTGCAGTTCCTGTTCGAGCCGTACCGATACAAAGTAGCCCACGGCGGCCGCGGCTCTGGCAAGAGCTGGGGATTCGCCGATGGCTTGTTGCTGTACGCAGCACACGGAGAGCCTGAGCGCATCCTGTGCACGCGCGAAGTGCAGAAGTCGATCAAGGAGTCGGTGCACCACCTGCTGAGCGATCAGATCCAGCGACTGGGGCTGGGCATGCAGTTCGAGGTACTTGACACCGTCATACGTAGCCGAAGCGGCAGCGAGATCATCTTCGCAGGTCTCGCCGGCCACACGGTCGAGTCGATCAAGTCGTACGAAGGCGTCGACAAGGTCTGGGTCGAAGAGGCGCAGACGGTCAGCAAGAAGAGCTGGGACATCCTGACGCCGACGATCCGCAAGCCGGGCAGCGAGATCTGGGTGACGTTCAACCCTGTGCTCGACACGGACGAGACGTGGAAGCGGTTTGTCATAAACACGCCGCCCAACTCGCACGTGGTGCAGATCAACTACGCGGACAACCCGTGGTTCCCGGACGTCCTCGAGACCGAACGGCTGCACTGCTTGCAGACGCAGAGCAAAGAGGATTACGACAACATCTGGGAAGGTGTGTGCCGGTCGGCAGTTATCGGCGCGATCTATGCCCACGAGATGGCCAAGCTCGGCATCGATCAGCGCGTGCGGCCGGTGCCCTACGATCCACGCCTCAAGGTGCATGCGATCTGGGACTTGGGCTGGAACGACAAGATGGCGATCACCCTCGTGCAACGAGGCGCCACCGATATGCGGGTGATCGGGTACATCGAGGACAGCTTCAAGACATTGGACTATTACGTCGCCGAGATGCGCGAGCTTCGGTACAACTGGGGCTACGACTGGCTGCCGCACGATGGCCGCACCAAGGACATCAAGACCGGCAAGAGTTCGGAGGAGATCCTCAAGCGCATGGGGCGCAAGGTGCGGATCACGCCGAACATCGGTGTCGAGAACGGCATCAAGGCAGCGCGCATGCTCTTCCCGCGGTGCTACTTCGACACAGTGAAGACAGAGCGCCTGCGGGAATGCCTGAAGCGCTATCGCCGCGCGGTGAACCCGGAGGGCACGCCCGGGGCGCCGGTGCACGACGAGTACAGCAACGGAGCTGACAGCTTCCGGTATCTCGGCGTGGTATGCGACATGATTAGCAACGACGAGGACGACAGCAAGTCCGAGGACATTGAACCATTCACCCCGCTCGATCCGGGAGTGGGATACTGAGGAGAAGCACATGGCAACAAAGAACGCAACCGTATCGCGGATGGGGCAGGGCGGGGATGACACCGCCATGACCTTCAAGTGGGTACTGACCGGCACCGACGACGGAGCGCCGCTCGAGTTCCTGCCGTGGGCTGACCGCAGCGTGCAGGTCGGCAGCAGCGGCGACAACTTCAACGGCGGCACCGTCCTGCTCGAAGGCAGCAACGATGGCGTCACGTGGACCACGCTGCGCGACCCGACGCACACCGCCCTGACCTTCACGGCAGCCGGCCTTCGGCAGGTGCTCGAGAGCACGGCATACATCCGGCCCCGCGCATCGGTCGCCGTGACGAGCGTGCAGGTGATCCTCGCCGTTCGCCGCGCTTCTTCAATCCGCACGTAAGGACATCGACATGGCCAGCAAACAAGACCAAGCCCTCAGCGTTCGCCATTTCGCGAACCTGTTCCAGCACCTGACCGAAGTCGCCGACACGCTCGACGCGATCGGCAGCCTCGACAACGCCAAGGCCGAAGCCGAGCGTGACCGCGCCTCGGCCGAGGCTGCCCGCGATCTGGCCAAGGCGCAGGAGAAGAAGGTCAAGGAGTCAGTCGCCGCCAAGCTCGCCGAGTGCGACGCCGCGGTCAAGGCGGCCAACGAGCAGCGCGACCAGATCATCGCCGACGCCATCAATGAGGGGCAGCATAAGGTTGCCGACGCCAAGGCCGAGGCAGCCACGATCGTTACCCGGGCGCGCACCACAG